ACTTGTCCATCCCAATTTAAGTCTGTTAATCGTCCTTGTTGTTGTTTAAAATCACTATTATATTGTTTATTATATTGTTCTAATAACCAGTCATGATGTTTATTTCTATATTCTTCTTCACTCATATGGTCTAGTGTGAGATTATCCTTGTATTCTAACCACATTTGTGTACAGAAATAATTAAAATCCTTTGTGCCGTCTATCATGATAATTGTCCTTCTAGGTCTTCGTTAGGTGGTACTGGTGGTGCATCGTATCCATCTATATTGACTTCTGCACCATCACTTGCACATGTTAACTGACATACCAGTTCGTCTTTTGTTGCTTGAAAGGTTAATCCAGTGATTAACATCTCTCCATTCTGTATTATTTCTGGTTCTACTCCATCTCCGCCTGGGATTGGTTGTCTTAAATCTAGGTTTATTACCATACCAGCATTGATATTTGTTCGTCCAGAGATAACTATATTCATACTATTGGTCTCTAACATTCGTCTGACTGCATTCCTTCTAAAATTATGCAGTCCAGTATCAGTATGAATACCGACTGTATTTTTATTTACCCCATTTATATTATATATTGGTTCGTATCCGAAATCTATTACTGCATCCTTATAGGTGATAATACTGTCATTTAATCCATCTACATCCTGTACCATTGCATTACCTATATCACCTTCACCTTCAAATCCATCCGATGGTTGATGATATTTCTCTTTACCTATCCTAAATGGTGGGGCTTTACTGATATGAACACCACCTTCCCATTCACCTTCTCCATTTATTTTATATTCTTCCTGTCCCAATACACTATATTCTATCTCTTGATACAATTTAAGTGTAGGATTGTAGGTTATTCTTGTACCAGAATATACTCCATCTCCTGTATTATCTTCAACATTAAATAAACCTGCTCTTGTTATATCGTAGATATCCATTCCTGGCCCTGGCCTTCCCTCTTTACCATCGTCATCATATGTGGCGTCAATATCTCCTGTACCACCTTCTGGTACACCAAATACTACTTCACCATTCAAATATTTAATACCCATCATGTCATCGACTGAATTTAATTTATATCCATTCCTTGCAGTCTGATAAAAATAATAATTATTCTTTGTAGTACCTTCTTCCTTAGACATATTATGCACCAACCAATTAATAGTTGAATTAATTGTCATCTTAGGGACTACTACATGAATATTTTGTGGTTCAGACTGTTCTCTTACTGACATGAATAAACCAGATGGTACTTTCTCGTCATTATCTTGAATAGATAATTCGTTCTTTAATATTTTTGCAGTGATATCTGATAGTGAACCAGAATAGGCCTTGGATAATCGTTTTCTTTTACCTGCTAAGGATTGAGGTGAGATAAAGAATATTCTATATTGTTGTGTAGTTCCAGTATTATCTTTGGTTATTCCATCTACTTTAAATATTCTACAAGTAATGTCTACTTGTTCTTCAAAAGGGACTTCTGAGTCAATACCTTCTATACCAGAAAAATGTATACGAATATATTCCTGTCCAGAGAAACCTATACGATTAAATAGGTTTTGACCATCTAATATTGTAACATAACCACCAATATAATTAGTAAATATAGACTCACTAATCTCAAAGTCTACATAAAGTGATTTAATATCTTGTTGCACTCCTTCATTATTACTAATGGTCATGGAATGCATGATATATCTATTGGGAGTATTTCCACCCTCTGGCATAATTAAGTCCTAATAACTTCTCTAAATTCTTGGAATATTCTATTTGAGAATTTAGCAGGAATATATTTAATAAACCTCTTGTCGTCATTTAATTTTCTTTCATATTCAGCATTGGTTTGAATGTCATATGTTGCATTATATTGTGTTGTTTTATTACCATTTGCATCAATATAATGGTGTGGTCTGTCTTTGTAGTCTGCAAGTGCATGTAGTGTGAATGATTTTCCAGATTTAATACCTTCTACAGTCTCACCTACTTGGAATACTCCTTTTACATCGTTAACTATCACATGATTAAATGTTGGGTCAACTTTAATTGCATATCCTAATGCACCAGATGTTGCACCATGAACCTTTTCACCCATTAGGAATTTACTGGTACTAGATTGTACTATAGATGTAGAATATTCTGCAACCAATGCCTTACCAGCATATTTCCTATCAATATATTTCTCTTGTAGTTGATTTGACCTTGGCCAATCTGCATGAGTTGTTAATTCATCATTAACTAACCAGAATAACCAATATAATGTTGAGTCTCCATATACCCTTGCTGAAAGTGTATCTGGTCTTTCACCATTATCTATATGTAAGTATTCATATCCTGTTGCACCATCATCTGAGTCATCGAATACTCTTACTTGTCTGAATAAATCCTTTGCTCTAACCAGATTACCATCATTCTTGATGTCATAATCCATACTAGGAAAGTGTCTAAAGTAATTTGAAGTTGCCATTATCCTGTATCCTCAGTTGTCTCAGTAGATGGTGGTGGTTTCTGGTTTGCATCTGCATTACTTGTCATGACACCAGCATCCCTACCAAGACCACCCGCACCCATCAGACTATCGATATTATCAGTTCTGTGTATAGATACAAACTTCTTATATCTCTCACTATCCATTGTGATAAGTTCACTAAACTCTAATGATAGTGTTATTCCATTTGGATATATTCCACCATCAAATACCATATCTGGGTTATCTTCATCCCCTTGATTAACCATATTTGGACTACCGATAAATGACATATCTGAACCACCAGAATAATCAACACTAACCTTAGTTAGTCCAGCAGGTAATGGTTTTTCTAACTGACCACTAATAGGCCCGAAATAATCCAACTCAAATGTGTATGGAATATGGAATCTTCTTGGGTTTACATCATCAACTGTAGGTAACGAACAAAGTTTTAATATGTATACTATCTCTGCAATTGCTTCTGAATCTGCCTGATTATATGGATGTAAATCGAATGAATATGAATGTGTTCTGAACCCTGTTCCTTCAAATAATTGGAATTTAACTGGGTTTTGTACTTCACCTTGTGCAATTGGTGTTAATGGTGCAAGTTGTTCCAGTACATTTCTACCTACTTCACTACCAGCTGTTCCAGCAGCATCACCACTGTTCAATAGGGTTTCCCAGAATCCAGTACCACCTTCATTACCCCAAAAGTCTATGTCCATGAGACTACCTGTTACAGCCTGACCTAAACCTATCTCTTCTGTCTTATATGATACTGAGATATCATCTTGTATCTTAGGTAGTGGTAGTGCAATCTCATATCCTCTTCTATTAGCAACCTTCTTACCCATTTGTTTCATTGTTCTAATGATTAGGAAGTTGTTAACAAAGGATTGGTTTTGATCTGTAGGGAACTGTAATCTGACTTTCTTTTCTGGTGTTTCTGATGTTGAGTTAGCACCCAGTTGTAGTTTCCTGTTAACTGAATTTTGTTGTTTCATTATCTCTGCATGAGAGTCAATAGAAGATGGAACATTAGATATGTTCACACCAAATTTGGCTGCAAATAAATCATCCAATGCATTTGATATGTTTGCATTGAATAAGTTTCTTTGTCCTTCTAATGCAGAGTTAAGGTCTGCTTTAACTGAACCTATAAGTTGTCCCTTAAGACCTTTGAATAAACCTTTAAATAATGACATATAGTACCCTAAATAGTTTTATATTGAATTCTATAGAGTATTTATATGAGTTACAAAGGAAGATTTAAACCAAAACACTATAATAAGTATAAAGGTGATCCTACAAAGATTATCTATCGTTCTTTATGGGAAAGAAGATTTATGAAATATTGTGATGATAATCCTAATATACTTAAATGGTCTAGTGAAGAAGTTGTTATACCCTATAGATTGGATGATGGTTCTTTCCATCGTTATTTCCCAGACTTCATGATAGAATATAGGGATAAAGATGGTAAAATGCAAAGAGAGATAATTGAAGTCAAACCCAAAAAACAATGTTCCCCACCAGTTCGTGGTAAGAAATCGTATGGTCGTTATATTGCAGAGGTGAAAACCTATCGTAAGAATGAATGTAAGTGGGATGCAGCCAGAGAGTATTGTGTCGATAGAGGATACAAATTTCGTATATTAACCGAAGACCACTTGACTTAAGAGTATAAATACTAGTATGGCAGGTAAACTATTTGACAGGTTAGAGAGAGAAGCGTTTCGTGGTGGTATTCAGGCAAGAACTGCTGAGTCCATGAAGTGGTTTCGTACTCGTGTATCTCAAATTAAAAGAGTTAGTGGTAAACAAGTACACTCTGAACAAAGACAAAAATCAAGACATCTATTTGGTGAAATGTATATGATGTTCTATGACCCTAAACACAAGAAAACCCTTCCTTATTATGATAGGTTCCCTCTTGTAATACCTTTCCAGAAAGCAAAGAATGGGTTCTTAGGACTAAACTTACATTACTTACCACATAGTCTTCGTGCAAAGTTCCTTGATGAGTTGTATGATACTGTTAATAATGATAAGTTTGATGCAACTACAAGGTTTAAGATAACATATGATATCCTACAAAGGGTATCACAAAACAATGCATTTCTACCATGTGTTAAACACTATCTTAGTGGACATATTAGAAGTAAACTTGCAGTAGTTGATAGTGCAGACTGGGAAATAGCAATATTCCTACCAACAGAACAATTTAAGAAGGCTAGTCTCTCATCAGTTTATAGAGATTCTAGACGAATCATGAGACAGGCAAATAACTAATGAAAGTAGATAGATTAAAATCCCAAGTCAATTCAATGGCTAGAACTAACCGATATAATGTTGCAATGTTTGGAACTGGGTCAGCAGTTAGTGGTCTTGCAGTAAGAGGTATACATTGTATTTCTGCAACTATGCCTGGCAGAGGATTCATGACCAAGACTCCAATAGAGTTTGGCCCAAGACGAACAGTTCCTACTGCACCACAATTCGATGCATTCGATTGTACATTCCGATTAGAAAACCACATGGAAGATAGAGAATTAATAGAGAAATGGCAAGAAGCTATCTACAGTCCTGCCCCAGATTTTTATATGCATTACTTTGATGACTACAAAGGAATGCTTTACTTAGAACAATTAGATATGTATGACCAAGTTACATATAGAGGTATACTGGTTGATGCATGGCCTATGCAAATGGGAGTAATGCAGTTTAGTGCTGACAGTGTAAATGATGTACAGACAATGACTGCACAATTTAATTACAGATTTTGGTATTCAGAGTTTACTAACTCGAAACCAGACACCTTCATTGGTGGAATTATCCAGAAGTTTGGAAAGAAACTAGGAAGGAAGATAACATCCAAGATTGAGGATGTTTTATTTTAAGTATAAATACTTAGAAATAATAGTGAGGAATATATTATGGCATTACCAAAGGTAAACCAAGTAGAATATACTGCTGAATTACCATTAAGTAAGATTGAAGTAGGGTATCGTCCATTCTCAGTTAAAGAACAAAAAATCTTTTTAACTGCAATGGAAGATGGTACAGCTGCTGTTATCAGTAAGGCATTAATAAATGTTACACAAGGATGTGTTGTTACTGAGAAAGTAGATGTTAGGAAGATACCAGGCCCAGACCTCGAATGGTTGTTTTTACAGATAAGATGTAAATCTGTAGGTGAATCAACAGAAGTGAAGTTCAAGTGTGAACAATGTGGACACATGAATGACACCGAAGTTGACCTAACAGAAGCAACTGTTGGAAGAGGTGAACAAGATTGGGAAGGTACTACTAAGGTACAAATCAATGATACTTTAGGTGTTAAGTTATCTGCACCATCGTTTGGGATTGTAGAATCTAAACTGATGGAAGTGCAGAACTTATCTGCTCAAGATTTATATGATATAGTTTGCTTGTGTATATCACAAGTGTATGATGAAGAGAATGTTTGGGACAGAACAGACTTTAGTCAAAAGGAGTTACATGAATTTGTTGACAGTATGTCATCAGAACAGTTCAATAGAATGATTGAATTCTTTGATGATTTACCAAGACTCCAGTTGATTAAAGAATTTGATTGTACTGAATGTGGTCATCATAATGAGATTGATATACAAGGGTTACAGAATTTTTTCGTATAGCCCTTTCTCATGAAACATTAGCAAACTATATGAACACAAACTTTGGGTTGATGCAACACCATAATTATAGTCTTGCAGAACTGGAAAGTATGTTGCCTTGGGAAAGGGAAATATATATTGCTCTTCTAATGCAATGGCTTGAAGAAGAGGAATTAAGAAGAAAACAAGAAAAGAACCGATAGGTTCGTAGGAGAGAAAATGGCAGATAATGTAGTAATGGATACTACCAGAAATGAAGTCCAGATCGATCTGGATAAGTTCATGGCAATGTCCGAAGAAATATCCGAACTCAAAGACAAATTGAGAGAGGCTACTGACCCAGAACTACAAGACAAAAGAAATCCTTGGCAGAGATGGATTCATCTTGCAAAAGCAGTGGATGCATGGAGAATATGGCCAAGAGCATTCTTAAGTGTCTATATCTTTCTAATTTATTTCGTTGTAATGTGGTTTATAGATTTAGAAGCACCTACAATGGAACAAAGTGGATTGATTAGTATACTGGTTGGTGCTGGAGCTGCATGGTTTGGACTGTATGTTAACAGTGCATCTAAAGATCATGCTGCTGACAACAACAAATAGTTAGGATAACCAATGACGAATACCACTGACAAATCAGTTGACCCTATGTCTCTACAGAGAACAAGAGGAGAAAAGGGTAAATTTGATACAAATGAAAAATGGCAGAAAAAGGTCGAAGAATCTAATAAAGTACAGGAAACTGAACTTAAGAACAACAACAAAGAACTTCAAAAACAAGGTAAGTTAACAGAAGACCAAGCCAAAAGATCAGAAGACCTTCTGGAATCACTCCAGAAGGTTCAGATGGATGCAAGAGCAAAAATGATGAACCCAGAAGTTCATCAAGAAATGGCTGCATCTATTGGTATTCAAAAAGATGCATTCATAATGCATACTAAACAACAAGCAGATGCAGAACAGCAGAAACTTGAACTCCAAAATCAAATAAAAGCAATAGAAGAGAATAATCTTCAATCAACTCAAGCAGGTTGGGAGAAGAGAAATGAACTTCAATCACAAATTGATGCAATCGATAAGAAGAATGAAGATTGGGGTAAGAACAATAACAGTATTCTATTTGGAATTAAATCATGGACTAAAAAGACTTGGGAAGAGATTGGTAAACAATCTTATGGTGATATCCTTAGTTCTGGATTTGGTGATTTAAAATCTGACTTCATGGGTCTTATGGGGCCTGCAAGTTCAGTATTAGCAAACATTCCATTCCTTAAACCTATCGCATCTATAACTGGTAAACTTCTCATGAAGACTATCCATGCTCTTACTAGAACTGAGTTCTGGGAAAAGACCAAGATGGCAATGGCAAAACTCCGAGACAAACTCACACTAAAACAGTGGAGAATGGAAAGGAGAGATAAGAAGAAAGAGAAGAAGAAACCTATGAAGGTCGAAATCGAACAGAAAGGTGGAGACAAAGGTGATAAAGATGGTGGTGGTGGAATGGGCATGGTCATGAAACTTAGAGGACTTGCTATGGTTCTACCAATGTTGGCTGCACCAATAAGACTCTTAGGTATGACTCTTGCTTCTATGGCACCAATTGCAGGGCCAATGGTGGTAGGTGCTGGTGCATTAGGACTTGCACTTGCAGCGTTAGGTGCTGGTGCTGGTGTTGGACTAATGGTACTAGGTGCTGGTCTTGTAGTAGTTGGTGCTGGTATGGTTAAACTTGCAGATGGATTTGAAGCATTCACTGAGTTAGAAGGTGAAAAGATTCGTGCAAACATATCAGAGATTGGTAAGTCTATGGGATGGTTACTTGCAATGGCATGGATAGGAACAATAGCATCTATTGCTGGTAAATTATCTGGTGGTCTACCAGACCTTGCAAACTCATTCAAATCATTTGACCCTACTATAGAAGGTAATGTAGATGGTAAAGAAGTTGCAGCGAATATCAATGCACTTGGTACTGCAATGGAATCATTAGGTTCAATTACATCTACTTCACTAGGTGCATCATTTAAAGGTTGGGTTGGTAGTTTCTTCACTGATGATGGTGAATCACCAATGCAGAAATTAGCAAATGACCTTAAAGCATTTGAAACAGTAGATGGAGAAAAACTTGCACTTGCAGCTCCTGGCATCATAACCCTATCGTCTGCAATGAATGAATGGGGTAAGAATGCACCAGAAACAGGTGTATGGGATGCAATAGGTGCTGGTTTAGGTTCCTTGTTTGGTACTGATATGATGTCTACTCTAGACAAGGTTGCAAACTTACCGCCAGGCATTGATAAGAAAGCAGAAGCACTTAAGTCTGTTGGAGAAGCATTTGATTCTCTTGGACAAGGTATTAAAAACCTCAATGACCAAGATTTAGATAGGTGGTGGAAGTATGTAGTTAAAGGTTTAGAAAGAGTAGACCATGTAACCATTACACCATCTGTTGCAGTTGCAAATGTTGAAGGGATGATGACTATGGGAGCAAAACATGGTGTCGTAATCAACCAAGCAGCTGGAGTAGCATCCTCATCAGCACCAACAGTAAACACAATGGCAATGCAAAGTGTTGCTAACAATGTAGTTAATGCAAACACTAGAAAAACCTATGTTGCACAAGGTGTTAAATCAATTCAGGCACAAAATATCTCTGACCAGAGATTAAGATAAGTTGATTGACTGGCCCCTTCACCCGCCGTCTAATCCGATACTACTCTGCCGCTGTTAGTATCTTTCCTCGTTTCTTATACCTAACCCTCGACCCTTCGTTGGTATAGAATCTCCAGATTCCATTGGTGGTTTATCTGGCCCCCGCAATAGTTTTAGTCGTGCATAATATTTATATAAAATTCAAGTTTGACTAAAACTTAATTTACATCATTCGCAAGTTTTTCAAAGTACGACATGTTGTCGTCCTCATCTGCATCTGTACTTGGTATAGAAGTTTCAGATACACTTGGCATTGGTGATGGTTGTGCAACATCAGTCATATCTTCTGACCTACTCGCTGCAGTAGCAGTTGGAACTGCAAGTCCTAAAACTCTATCGAGTTTCTCTTTCAGTTCGTCATAAGATTTAAACTGGTCTGGTGCGATTACACCTTGCAGTGAATGTTGTGAATTCCAAGTTGCTTCCAACTGGTCATCATTATCAAACAATGGAGCAGCAGCACTGAACTCTGACTTATCATAGTTCCAGAAACCATCTACTTTTCTTAGTTTGATTTTAAAGTTTGCACCTTCCCACAAGTCAAAAGGATTAACTGGTGTTTCATCCTCAAATTGTGGTTGCATTTTATCTTTCAACATCTCGAAGATTTTCTTCCCAAATCTGTATAGGAATACTTTACCTTCATTCTCTGGATGTGCTGGGTCAGAAACAACATATATGTTAGAAACATAATGTAGTCTTCGTTTCTGTTTCCTTGCAATATCCTTATTGGCTTCAACACCAGAGTTCCAGAGTTCAGTATTGTACTCTGATACTGGGTCTTGTTTATTGAGAGTCGTTAAACTTTTCTCAATATACCAACCACCTGGCCCTTGAAAACCATGATCCCAATACTGAACCCAAGGCATGTCTTCACCAGTTGGTGCAGGCAAGAACCTTACTTCAGCATAACCATTACCAGATTTATCCATTTCTATTTTCCAGAAACGATCATCAGCAAAGGATTTTTGGGTATTATTACCACCAGAGGTCTCTAGTGATTTTTGCAGTGTATCGAACCCACTGCGGGATTTCTTTAAGTCTTGAAAAGACATAATTTACTCCTCGTATTTATCGTATTAATCGTATAACACTTCGTGTGTCAGAAGGTGAACACTAAGTTCATCCTTCATATAATAATAATTTATGTTTTGGAATCTGTCAAGCAAAACTTTCAGTTGATTTGTCTGAGACATCCAACCTCTTTCGTCTTCCTCTTTCAGTCTAGTGTTCTCTGGGTCATCTAATGTCCCATAACATCTAGTTCCAGCATAAATATTATTATAAGTATTTATATCATAGTTCCAGATGGAATCGAATCCAACATAAACTATGTTATCATACTTTCCTGTCATGGATGCCATTGCACTTGCAGTGGTTCCACAAAAGAAATTCTCGAACAAGAAAGGGTCATCTTCTGGCCCTCTCACTTCTGTAATTCTGTAATCTTCTTCTATACCTATCGCTTGCATTTCTAGGATACCTACATTCCCATTACCCTTTCCATGCATAGTGATATGTGTATGTTCTGGTCTTATCCATTCTCTCACTGGGACATCCATTGTTGATTTAATCACTGGATATTCTTCATCCCTATGTAATGGTTCTGTCCATTCTCCAGAGAAATAACATTTGTTGTACTTAGGGTATGCTGATTCAGCACACTCACCCATGATACTAACATCTACTATTGTAAGGTAGTCTGGAGTATAGTCTCTAAACAGTGCATTACAACCCCATACATCCCCGCCAAGCACATCTAAGTTCAATCCTATCCTAGACTGTCCATTACCTATGATATATGCAGTCCTTAATTGGTCTAACATTAGGTATGATGTATGTGGTAAATTCTTATTCAATGTCTCTAGTGCAGTTGGTTGTAGACTGCTGTAATCAAAGTGTAAAGGTTTGTCATTTCGTCCAAACATCTATCATTATCTCACTCACTTTCTTTTTATCATATGGAAGAAATGGTATCAATTTCTTCATTCTTGTTTTAAATTCTGGCCAAACATACTCTTCTTCTATAGGTAAGGCATCGGTGAATTGTAACCTTGATTCAATGAGTCCATATGTAATGGGACTAATAGTTCTGGATAAGACACTACGACAAATAACTGGATGAGTATTATTATCGCAAGTAAATAAAGTATCCAACCCCTCTGTAGATGATTCCAGAACTTCACAATCTCTTCTGAAACTGTATGTAAGACTTTGTATGTACTTCTTATAAGATTTGTAATTGTTTTCACATTCTTTTCCTAACATGTCGCCTATCCATATATCTTCATGGATAAAGTTAGATATAAAGAAGTCCTTAAGTTCTCCTTTATACTTTTTGCCGACCTTCGCAAAGTGGTATTTATCTTTTCTCTTAAGGTAACTATCAAATGTGGCACTCTTAACTTTTCCATTATACTTCACCCAATCATAATCAGATGTAAAATGAAGTTTAAGTGATAAGTAAAGTGTATATGCATCAAATCCTTGTCTTGAGTCTACCATATTGAAGTTTGTTTTCTTCTCATTTCTGCTTCTGCTTCACGAATCTTCTGTAACTGAATCTTTCGTTTCTTATCGTTAATCTTCTTCTGTCTCAATTCAGAAGGTTTAACATAATACTGTCTTCGTCTAACTTCTTGGATGATTCCATCCCTTTCGACTTTCTTCTTGAATGCCCTCAACAGTTGGTCAAAGGATGGTTTCCTATTCTTCTTCTGGAACTTCTTATTCCTTTGGTAACCTTTTTGTTGTTGTGGTCTTCTATATGGTTTTGACATTATCTTCCTTGGCCCCTATACGCCTTATGTGATCTTTTTTTCGATTTGTTCATCGTTGACATGGCAATCTTTACCTTTCTACTTCTACCACCTGTACCCTGTGATGAACACTTTCTGGTTGGTGTTACTGCTTTAATCGTAAATGCACTTCTTCTTTTTGCCATGTTTTATGTTTCAAATTTTGTTAAAGTTCCTTTACCTCTCTTTGTGTTGGGTTTTAAGAAATTTAGGTTAGTTGCATCCGCCTCTATCTTTTCTTTTAGTGGTGGAGTTATAAGATGCTTGACCGATTGTGGGTCTAGATAATGTTGTTCACAAAAGACTACTATCGCATCAATGTAGTTCATGTTTTTGTCTGCAACTAATTCCTCTATTGCAGCTGTGAATCGTTTTTTCGTAATTATCATTTTTTTATCTACTATATTATTATCTCATGGATTCTTTATTTGTCAAGTAAAAAGTTTTGCATTATAAATAATATCGATGTGTTGGAATAAACCAGCATTATAATACTAAGGAGTTTTACTAAAATATAAAATGGGCCACCTAAGAAGTGTACTGGCCAAGAACAAAGATGAATTGGAAACATTAAGGGATATCCTAGAATTTACATTCTGTCTGATAACACCGCTTGCAATCCCAGTCCTACTAATGTATCTTGCATAATTATTTACCATACTGTTCTCTATACTCGTTTCTAAGAGTAACCAATTGGTCTACCCAACGATCACTTGGTTCATCAATAAACAATTGAGAAGTACCATCGGACACTGCAATTAGTGTAACGATAGATTCAACACGCTCTCCAGTTCTTTCCTCAAACATTTTTGCATATGCAGTCTCTTGACAAAAGTAATTTGTTATCCATTCTGGTTTCTTTGGTTTAGCACTCGTTTTAAAATCGATGACTGCAAGTTTACCATGCCACTCTGCAATACAATCTACTCTACCAGCAAGTTGTAGTTCATCACCATAAAGTGGTGCCTCAAGTGCATGGACTGTTCCAATCTCATCCAGAAGTTGTTTTACTGAATTGAATGCAAGTTGTGTTGTAGGCATTGCAGTCTTATACTTCTCTTCAAAGTTATCACTTCTGATATAATCTTCAAATAATTGGTGTGCAGATGTACCATGTCTACTTGCTTGAGTTGATATCTTATTTGCTTTCTTTTCACCAACTCTCTTTCTCCACTGTTTGATTGCTTTCTTATTTGCAAGTCCAGTAACAGATGTTACTGATGGGTAGTTGTTACCATCTGGTGTGGTATAATATCTTTTCCCATCTATATTTGTTGTAGGAAGTTTCTGAAAGTTGTAGTCTAATATTGTATGTGTCATGTTAATTTATCTAATCCATGTTTTTTAATTACTTGGTCTCTCTTCACTTCTGATGCAGTTCTAGTCTTGACTTGTTTTGCAAGTGCAGATTGTGGATGTTTATCTGCAACCTTATGTAATACTTCGTTGAATCCACCTTTACCACCCATGTTGGTTCTGTCTCCAGACTTACTAATAATCTGTGGTGCTTGAACCATTCTTTTAATATGTGGGTTCTCTTCTAGGTAAGTATCTGCTTCAGATATACCCATAAACTTTTCAAACTCTTCACCTGTTTCAGTGTTTTGAAATACATAAGTAGGCATTAATCTCTATCCTCTTTACTGAATATACTCCAGAAGAGTATCCAGATAGTTCTGAGGATAGGAAGTCGTTCTATGTTCATGATACTCTTATCCTCTTCTCTAGGGTCTCAATCTGTTTGAGTTGTTCTTTGGTGGGTTCTTTTATAGTCTGTAGTCTTTCTAATGCTCTAGACCTTCTTGCTTGTCTTCCACCTGTATGACTAAATTTTCTTAACTTCATGCTGTTTCTCTAAACCAATATGGTGTAGGTCTATTCTTCCATGTGGAGAATGAACCTTTGTCGTTGATATAATACTTTCTGTATGCAAGTATAGAACTTGTCATCTTATACTCTTCTGGCATACATTGTGGTGGTGGGTTCCATGTAACTTGTGGTATGTTGTCTGGTGCTTTTGCAAGTGGTACTCTGAGTTGTCTATCACTTGCATGTTGTTTACCATATCTATATGTGTACTCATCACTTAATGCAACAAACAAGTCATAAAGATATCTGTAATGCATATGTGAAGACCTCACCCATATAGTTGATGGATGGTTCACATGTGCATTCTTATAAAGTTTGTGGGTATCTGCATATTCATCACCATCTAACTGACGATGTGCAGTAGATAACATTTGTGCAGACTCTAGTATCATCTTGACACAATGTTTGTCGTTGTGCATCTTAGCACATATGGTTGGATCACTGTCTAAATAAAATATATTCATAATATAATTATACTAGCAAAATGGATTTTTGTCAATCAGAATCTTTTTGCATTTGGTCATCGTATTCATTAGACTTCATCTTCTTGACTTTATCTAATTCTTTCTCAATTGCATTCTTCTCTGCAACTAATTCTGCAATACGAACCATCAATTCTCTGTTCTGTTTTTCCATTTCACGAACATTACCTTCAAGAATTTGGTAAGTGTTTGGCATTTCTTTTATCTCTTACTTTAAGTTGTGCTTGGATTATAACCTTCTCTTTCTCTGTAAAAACATCGATAGATTTAGGCCCCCAGACTGTTCCAAATCTCGTAAGTTTATCACATGCAGATAACATATTATTCCATACATCATCTTCTGGACAACCCTTCCGATCTTTCTCGAACAGTTTACGACTAAACCTTAATGATTTGGTCTTATTCTTTTCTGCATATTCAGCTATTTCCCTGCCGATTTCTGCCAGTTTTAACTCTCCCTCAGTCATATCATAATATCCCATTATATACTCCTTGAGTTAATTATAAATTGTTATCATTATACAAGAATATGTACCCTACAGTCAATTGTTTTCTGGAAACAAAGGAACAACCTTTGCACCTTTTTGTCTCTGTAGTTCTTCTTCATCTTGTTTTTTAATTTCTTCAATATCTTCTTCTAATTCTGAGGGAACTGGATAACCGAAATTTTGTAATAGTTCCTTGATATGTTGTGGTTCCATAAAGAGTTTATCAATACTGTCTTCATCTTGCCATTCAGTAAAGATATCTTCATTAGACTCTTGCATTATGGATTGTCTTGTTCTTAGGTAGGTATCACTGATAAGTGATAAATGTGTGATTGCTTTGTATAATGACAACCAATTAGGATTTATATCCAATGGGTCGAGGTCTGGGTCGTCTGCATATGCAACTGATATCTTCTGAAACCAACCATCGTTTTGGGTTATGACAAGAGCAAGATCACCCTTGTTCATCTTTAAAATGTGTTCTGTCATTAACTTGCTAATGGATGTCCACTTGGGTAGACTGTTGAATTTGGAATTGTTCCATCTTTATTGGTAGAATATTTGTCTTCATTCCATACACCATTTCTAGATAAATGTGCATATCCATTTCTATTCCACCAGTCTTCTAATTTGGTAACTTGTTCTAAACTACCACCAGTTACCATTTCATATTGTATTTTCATGTTCATAGATGATATTAGGAAACCATCTGCACATGATTGTTTTTGGGTTAACCTTCCTGCCTGATACTCTCTTAGATAGTCGTCTGCATATCTCCAGTAGACAGTTACTTTTGTTGAACCATCACCTTGTTTTTCAAACTCTTTCCAAGATGGGTTTACAACTCCAGTTCTAACACTCCAGTTAACTGCAGCCATATGGCCTGGGTCAAATGTCTCTGATTCTGGCCCTGCATTTTCAGCAACATTGTTTGCATCTGCAATTCTTGTTGCTTCGTCTCTACCATCTGTCCTTGTTGCACCTTTAGCACTACCATCATGGAATGTCCATGAATCACCATGAATTGAATTCTCATTGTGGTCTGGCCATTCTGCATCAGATGGTGAAATTTGAGCTGCACCCTGTCGAGTATCAGTTAAAGTAAATGTACCAGCAGATGGATCGAGAATTCCATTAGGTGCAGTTGCATCATCATCTGCCCTTTGTGTTAAAATTTTATCTAGAACAGTATAATCTGAACCAGACCTTAATGCCATATGTTTAGTAAATACTACTTCTGCATCATCTTTCCAACTTGGTGCTGCCATTTTTTAACCCCTTGTTACTTTTTTAACTCTATCAATCTGTTGATTGATAATTGCCTTTCTGTTAGGCCAATAGATGTATTCTTTATCCTCATTCTCCATAAGTTTGTAGAGTAGTGGTAGGATAAGTTCTTCTGCTTCTGCAAGACTTGATTTCAATTTACTAACTGCAACATCTGTTGAACTACCGATGTTTGATTTTGCATCTTCTAGTTCATCAAGTGCAGATGAGACCACTTTAGTAAGTACATCTACCTTACTATCAAGTTCCTCAATTTGTTTTACATTCACAGCACTCTTAGATGACTCTGCAACTTGTTTAAGGTCTTCTGCAATCTTCTCTTGAATTGCAGCTGCTTCACCAGTCTTAGTTACTAGTTCATCTTGGTCTACTGCCGTAAAACCGAAATCTAAATCTGCCATTTATTATTTCCTCTTAGGTTTTCTATTTGCCTTAGGTACATCTTTCTCATCGTCTTCCTCTGCTACTGTGTCGCCCTCTTCTGGGGTCGCCTCTTCAAAGGAAGCACCACCAAACTGTTCAGTATTGGTTGCACCTTGAGCCTGTTGTATCAATTGACTCTGATGTTGGGATTCTGCAAGAACCTTATCTCTGAGATTACCTATTGCAGTAAACTCTTCTGCCTTGAATGCACCCCTATTAGCAGCAGTGTCAATAATTGCAATCATAGATGTAAAATCTTGAAGATTTATAAATCTTAGTTGCATCGCATTTTGCTGTTCAGCCATAATAACTCCATTCTAAATGTGGTGGATACTGGAATAGTTTTGTACCCACTCTTAAATGATTAATTGACTCCTTACTATCCCAACTGGTTAAAGTTAATACCTTCATAACGACAGTTAAGATCACCCCCTTATCTTTCAAGTTGGTTTTTCAGTCCTCACTCACTCATTCTAAAAATTACCCCATCACCCTAAAAAGGGCCAGATGGGAATCTACTTATTGGATTAGGACTTGTACTTCCTACATCCACCTTTTTCTCTACTGGAACTTCCCAGTCTGGATTGGCACATGACCAACCTCTGCCTGGCACTTTCCAAGTAGAAGAATTCTTATCGTATAAAAATTCAATTACCTCATCATTCTTTGGATCAAATAATTTTACTAGACCATAGATTGGGTCAAAGTGTCTTACTTCTGCAATGGTACTAACACCATCCCTATCATAAGTTACACTTCTCTCTAAATCTGTTACACCTAGTTTATTTGTTGAATCCATAGTAGTATTTATACTTATTGAGGTGTTAGATTGAACCCAGCAGCCTCACAAACTTCTTTTGTGATGTTCTTAAATGGCATTTTCTTTTGTCTAATTTCATTTAAGAATTCTGCTTCTGATGTTTCCAAAGACCTTAGAGTATCCAAGAATATCTCTTCTCTCTTAGCAGGTTTTGCTTGTGAACGACCACCTTCTACCCAATACTGCATTCTTTTATAAACACGAATGAGTCTTTCTGGTGCCATATCCATAGCACCTGCTGGTGTATCTGGGTCTCCGATTACAAAATTATCTGGTAATCCTTCTGGTAAAGTGAACACAACTCTATCATCAAATGCAGCCTTTAAACAATAAACTACATCTGCCCTTTCAGTAAACTTAGATAGTTGTGCAACTTGGTCTTTCTTACCTCTTAATGAGTTAACACCCTTAAGTATTTCTACAACACTTGGGTTTCTAGGTAAAGTATCAGCAGTCCATTTCTTAGGTGCAGACGATTTCTTAGGTTCTTCAACCTTGTCTGGGCCCTTAAGAACTTTCTCTTTGGTAGAACCTTTTTCAATTGGTTCTATAACTGGTGAACCATTTCCATCATAACCGAAGTCCTCTTCTTTGATTCCATTAGAACTCTCATCGAGTTGTTCAATCATTTCTTGAGCAGCAGCCATTTGATCACCAATATCTACTTTTTTCTGTTTTTCTAAAGTTTTTTTGTTTAAGGAACCTTTAGGTCGTCCCCTTCCTCTTTTCGCCATAATCAAAAATCTCCGATATGTTCTTGCAATTCCATTAACCTATTCTTAATAAAGTAGTTGAGTAGACCACTTCTTGGTTTTGGATTAAAGTTCTCAAACTCTTCCAGAATTGCATCTTTATATTGTTTAGGTATATAGGTGAGATCAATAAGTGTTCTATTTCTCTGGAAGTTTCTTTCTACCTCACTGTCTTTTTCAACCAGTGGGTCTAATAAGATACCTCTTTTCTTTTTAGAAATAGGTCTCTGCCTAATACCTTCTACTATACAATCATCTTGACTTAAAACATTAGGAACTCCATCCCCTTTGTCTCCACTTATAATGTGGTTTGCAAGATATTCTGTTGCCTCATTATTATTTAGTGTGATAGTTTTTCTTGTTATTGGTGAATACTGATTGACTTTCTTGTATCTCTGTAACTGTTGAAAGTCTTTATCACCACTAACTATCATAATGTTCTCAGAGTCCCCATATCGTTCACAGAGAACCCCTATAACATCATCCGCTTCACAACCCCATACATTGAGATACTTGTATGGGAAATTGTCTCTCAGTTCGTCTCTAACTTTGTTGAGACACTCAAATACTAGATTCCAATCTAAATCAGATTCGTCTCTACCTTTTTTCCTATGTGCTTTATACAGAGGAAAGAAATCTTTTCTCCAATAATGTATAGAATCCGAGCAGAGAACTACTTCTCCAAACTTCTTAGTATATTGTTTTCTATAATTCGCAATTGATTTAAGACAGATATGTCTTACCAAGTCCTCAGAGATTGGGTCTTTTCCACCCCTAGTCTGAGCCATAAGTGATGCAATCATCACTTGAGTCAAGTCTATTAGTATCATTTAATTCACTTTCAATAATATAGTGTGTTGGTTTATTCTTCCTGTTGGAATGGACGATTTTGTGTTTATTTCATCCATTACTTTACTTAATACTATTTTACCACCTTTCTGTATTCTGTCAAGGAAATAATCTGTCTTGTTTCCTATCTTCTTAGTGGTTCCTCTAAAATTCTGTAATGTAGTTCCTTTGATACCAATTCCACCTCTATCCAGTGCAAGGTATCTGGTGATTTCTTTTGTCTTGGTGTTGAATGCCCAGAACTCCATAGAACCGACAATCATTGTAGGGTCAAGTGATGTTAGTTGGTAGTCTGCATCACTCCACTTGTACTTTAGGTTCTTAGATTGTTGTTCTGCACTGTAAATCTTTTTCTTTCTTGGTTTTCTCTTCGATTTACCATCGGCATATTTCTCTATTGATTCAATAATATCTTCATGAAACTTTTTAAACTTTCTTAATTGTGGTTTAGTTAGGAATGAATATCCTTCTTTAAGTTGTGGGTCAGTACCATCTAATGCTTCTGTAACTTCTGCAAGATTAGGTCTAAAGATATCTGCAATCTTTAATGCAACTGGCCCAGATACTTTCAAATCTTGTAGATATGCAAATGTGTTAAAATCTGATTTCATGTTTGTAGATTCTAATACACAATCTATTGCATAGTCTATCTCACCACTCAATACATTTGCTTTATTCTGTATCCTTTCTTGAATGGATACAAATGGTTTCTTAGGTTCGTATTTCCTTTTCTCTTTTGTAGTGTTAATCTTTTTAACGATACTATCGATTAATGGTTTAATCTTTTCTTCTACAGTCATACCACCCAAGTTTGGTGGTTCTGGGAAATCTGGGTCTGTTATACATGGGACTTGTCTTAACTCCATACGAGCAAGACTTGCTGTTGAATTAGGAATGTGGTCTGAATACTTTCTGACTTTATCAATATACTCTGAATGATACTCATTATGTTTCATCCAGTCTGCCAACCAACCACTTAGTTGTTCTTTTTTAGACATATAAGAGTACCATTGAAAACATGCATGGATGTTTCCTTGATAGTTTTCATCTGGTTCTGGCCCATAATGAATTTCGTCTATTGTCTTTTTTCTTCCCATAATAAATTAATTATTAATTAAGTATCATCTGAATAAAACAGATGGTCTTGGTGAACTGCCACTTGGTGATATACTTCACTCCAAAATGGTTTCACCTTCTTAGAATGATACCACAATGCACCCTCTGTATTATCCTTTGGTCTTTTAAAAATAACCGAAGTCGCAAGTGCATGGGATTCATTCCACGCAGTCATTTCATGTTCAAATGGTTCATCTGACTTTCCATCGCAGTACCACGAGAACTGACATGAATGTAAATCAATTCTACCACTAGGGTAGTATTTTGTTTGTTTTACAACACCACAAATGGTGTTAGGGAATCTTGGGTCTTCTACTCTATTCAGAGTAACTTGAGCAACTGCAAGTCTTCCCTCTTTACTTTGATTCCTTGCCTCCCAGTATATATTTTCTGCAAGGCAACGAATCTCTTCTTCCGAAGCATCCAGAGCAAGTCGTTTAATTTCTTCTTCTCTCCGAATTTTTTCCAATTCTATATGTTCTTCAATTCGATCAATTTGTTCTTGTTGAATCTCATTCTCTGTTTTGATATTATGCGTATGTACTATTACTGCAAGAATCAAACCAGCCGTAAACATTACAAGTGCTGGAAATCTATCTCTCTTATCCATAGGCACCTCTTTTTTACAGTGTCGAATTTTATTTATCACTTTTAAGATTTTAAGATACTATAAAGGTTATCAAATTTTTAACTAAAAAGAGTAATCCGACCCCATTTAGTATAATTAATGCCCTATCTTTCCATAATAAGGACACTACCAACCATAAGGATACACCCACAATTGATAGAACTAAATCGTACATTTCTAACCCTACAACACCTCTTAGGGACATTGCCATCAACACAAATGCAGATGCAATCCATTTAATATACCAGTCTAAAGTATACTTTGGTGTTGCAGATTTAAAAATCCTTTTTGACTTTAATATTTCTTCTTTCTTAAAGTCTCCTATTTTAACTTCCTTCGTCATAAGTCTTAGTCCATGCTGTAAACACTTCCATTGCTCTCTGTTTTGAGAGATTAAACTCATCTTCCAGTACCTTTGGGGCACCAAACATATTCATCAATCCACTTTCACGCAGAATGTCTAGAAAGATAAAAAACCTTTCATTTTCGGCACCTTTAGATGCCACATTTTCACTTATCATAATTCTTCTCCTAATAAGTTGACTCTTCGTACTCTCTTATTTGAGAGTTGTTTGTTCTTTTTTGTCTCTTTCCTTGAAAGAGAATTAATAACTTCTTTTTTTGCTCTTGGTACTCTTTTCTTTGTCATCTTTTTAGTTTGATAAATTTCCTTCGTGCTTTGGAAAACAACTTGGATGGTTTTTTATAAAAGATTTCTTCTTTTGTTCCTGTCTTGATATAACCTACATTCTGATTCTGTTCATTAAAGATGTAAGTATGATTGGGAACTTTTTGGTTTCCCCAATCTGTTATCTCTTTTAAATATGTTAAACTCAAAATATACCTAATGCGATTAATAGGATAAGGATGAATTCATCGATTATCATTATTCCTACAAAAATCTTTACTAATAATAATTTCATATCTCTACTCCAAAATGGTGAGAATTGCATGTCGATTGATGATAGGGAAGGAGAGAGTTAAACCCATCTGTCAACCAGCACCTTTAGGAAATAATCCAATTTACATCTGCCATGTTGACATGCAATTCTCGTAACTGTTAATATTTCATATTGTCTTCTGCACAATAGTTGTACTTCATATCGAAAGCAGTCTTGAACTCTTCATAAGTTTCAGCTTTACTTCCATAAATTTCTTGAACTTCTTCAAAACATGGATGTGAATCATCACAAAGATATCCCATATTGTTAATCTCTTTGATTCGTACATCCTTCCATTCTTGTGTTTTAAATCCTGCCATTACACTCTCCTTATGCTGCTAAATTGTCCCTATACTCACAGGCAGTTTTATTATCTACCCATTGTCCATTGTCAAGTTCATACTCAGACTTATATGAACCATCTTCCCTACCACCTTCTAGGGTAGGAATCCAAAATTCTCTTTGCCTAATGATACCACGAACATGATCCATCATTAAAGGACTTCCAAGTTTCTTACATTGCCAACCACGACCAATTGCAAAGTTCTCTTCAAAGATAACAGGTGCTTCCCATTCTTCACAAACTACTTTGTCGTCTTCGACAACATCTATATCGATGATGTACTCTTTAGACATAACATCATCGTACTCGATTAATTTCTTAATCTCAGGCACGATACGAATTCGTGCATCACGAGGATCAACATCTTCAACCACATAAGTGGAACCACCTTTAGGTTTCCAGTAATCATTACCCTCGCCAGGATTATCACAATTATAATTCTCTAGATATTGGGTTTGTATTACTAATTTCATATGTCCTCTCTTTTTAAGTTATTTCTCTATGTTTCCATTATACGAAAAAATGTACCCTAGTGTCAAATGTTCTCTGCTAAGAGTTCTTCCAAATCCCACTCTGCTTCATCTTTATCGTTATCAACAGACCTTTTTAAATCCTCAAATGGTTCAACCAAGTCGTAAATTGCAGACTCTAATTTGTTTACACATTCACGAACTTCTTTGATTTTCCACTCTAAATCGTCTTTATCGATACCATACTCTTCTGCATAAGACTCAACTTTTAAGTAAATATCAGAAGGTACATCGTTGTACTTAATCTCTTTAGTCTTTGCATTGACTAAACCAATAGCAGAATCAAGGTTATCAGATTTCTCTTCTAATGCCTTGATTTTCTTTTCTAACTCAATTTTCATTTAAAACTCCTTTTTTTATTTCAATTCCTTTTTTAATCCAATCGATTATTGAAGGTTTTAATGCAAATGCATTGAAACTACCAACACATTCAATGTTAAGAATTCGACCATCGAATCCTAGTTTGTAGTATTTGTTACCATCAATCATGTCATAACCATTGACACCACTTAACCAATATTTACCATATTGACCTCTAACTGGGACAAGGTTCATTCCAGCATATTCTTTTAAAAATCCAATAAAATTCTCAATTGGAAGTGCATCCATCCCCTTTGGGACTATTCGTATATTTTCGTTTCCTAATTTCATAATTCTCCTTATTTAACAATAGTATATCAAAAAATGTACCCCTGTGTCAAGTTTGACCTATGGGTACATATAATGATATCATCTGTTTTTCGTACCTAAATACAGATAGGAGACTGCTATGATTGGTGTGAATATAGGTGGCCCAAGAGGTGGGAAAGTCCGAGAAGAACAGAAAATCTGGGATTTTGTCAATGAATGTATAGATATTTTGGGTCTAGAAAAGTATGATTTTGGGTTAGAAATTATCGTTTCTAATCAATTTGAGGAAGGTTTCTCAGATGCTGTAGGTGCTTGTTATGGTGATACCGAAGAAATTGTCGTGGAACTTGCACGAAAAGATTGGGATGGTCAAAAGACTGAAATACTAAAAACTTTAGCTCATGAAATGATACATGTTCGTCAATGTGCTAAAGGTGAATATATGTATGAGAATCCCGCAAGGAAACATGAAGGATTTCTATTCGATCTCGTTATGGAAAGACTTATGTAATTTGAAGAAGTATTCTGCATCTAATAGGACTAATGGTTTAGTCCTATTTTTCTTTAAGACTACCAAAGGTTCGTAGTTTCCAGAGTTCTCACTTGCTTGGTCATATGCTGACCAGAGATTAACTTTCTCTTGGTTCTTACATTCAATTGAATATGGGAACTTCTCTCGTGCAGCTCTTGCCATGATGACATCCTCACCACCAGCACCCATTGAAGTAGACTTGATGTCTTCTGGATGAATATCCAATTCTTCTATGAGTCTCTCACGAGTCCACTTTTGTAGATTCCTACCTTTTGCTTTTGCACTTTGTGGTTTCATTCAAACCTTTCTCATAACCATCTTTCCATATGAAGTATACCATAGGTATTAATACTAACATATGAAACATTAAAACTTCAATACTCATAATCCCATTCCTATTTGAGTTCCATCAATCACTGACCATGAAATTATAGATGAAACTTCTATATCTTCCCATTTTTGAACATCTTGTCTCCAGACAATGATTTTATCTCCATCTGGATTTTGTTTTATATTAAAATGGTTAGGGATTCTATCTTCCCTTAAAGTGCATGGTGCAGTTATATTTCTTTCAGAAACTAAACTTCTGAAATCAATCTTCACCTCTGCAACTTTTAAAGTTTCTAATAATTTATTCACTATCATCAAATTCTTCCATTTGTTCAAGCAATTCTTCTTGGAATTCCTCTTCTCTATCATCCAATTGTTCACCACAAAATGGGCAAAATTGGATAGGTAGTTCTTGGTTCCACTCTGTTTCTATATTTGCAACTCCATCGCAACTATAACAGTGAATTTCTTCTACTCTCTCAACTTCTGGTTCGTTCATTCGTTATCCTTAAGCATGTTTCCTAAATGTTGTTGTAGTTCTTGGAATCCACCAACATATGTTGTGGTTCCATCTATCACAAATTGAATTTGTGGAAAAGTCCTTGCAGTTGGAAATTTCTCTAGAAGTTCTTCTTTAGTGAAGTCTTCATTTAACATGAAATACTTATATTCCAGTTTTCTCATTTCACATAGCATTTTTGCCTTATCACAATAAGGACACATAGGTTTCCCATAAATCTCAACTATCATAACTTAAATCCTTTAAATGTATCGTCTTCTATATCTTGTTTAATTCCACCAATAACATATGACTCAATCTCTGTCTCTTGTGGTGCATTCTGTTGTCCTTTAGATGATAACCAGTGTTGAGTCCAAGGCAATGGATTTGTCCGACTGGATATATCATATATAGGTTTTAATCCAATTGCACGAAGTCTTTTATTGACTGTATAATCTACATACTGACTCAATAATTCTACAGAAAGTCCTATCATACTACCATGTGTAAACAGATATTCTGCCCATTCTTTCTCTTGATGTGCAGCCTCTTCATACATTCTATACACTTCATCTTCACTTTCTTTCATAACCTTCAACATAAGTGCATTCTTTTCTTGGTTCTGGAATGCTTTAATAATATGTTGAGTTATTGCAAGGTGAACTGCCTCGTCTCTTGCAATCAGACTGATAATCTTTGCCGAACCTTCCATAAGTTTCAATTCTCCGAAACCAAAAGTACATGCAAATGACACAAAGAATCTTAAACCTTCCAGTATGTTGATACTTATTAATGCAAGATATAGTTTCTTGTAAAGTTCTTTCTCATCAGTTTTATATCCCAGTTTCCATCTATTTGCGTAATCAATAAAATCATCATAAGTCTTAGTAACTGATTCTGCCCTTGCAATGATATGTTCGTTATCAATAATGGTATCAAATTCTTTTGTTGGGTCTGAATAGATGTTCTTCATCATATAGGTATATGACCTACTATGGATTGATTCCATGAAGTCCCATGCAATGATACATGATTCTAATTCTGGAATAGTACAAAATGGAAGTAGTGCAAGTGCAGGCCCTCTTCCTTGTACTGAGTCTAATAATGTTTGATACTTTAAATTACTAGTAAAGATATGTTTATGTGCTTTACTTAATTCGTTGTAATCATTTCTGTCCTTCTGGAGAGAAACTTCTTCTGGTCTCCAGAAGTAACCCAATTGTCTTTGTGTTAACTTGTCGAATATGGGATATTTAAAATCATCATATCGTTGGGTATTAAGTTCCTCTCCGAAGAACATTTTATTCTTTAGAAAGTTGACTTTGTTTTTGTTAAATATACTCATTCTTCGTATTTCTCGAATCCTTTACCACATGCTTTACCAGTTGCTGGGTCTGTTATACTAACATTTGCATAATACTTGTAGTTATTTTGGTTTTGTAAAAATTTACTTGCTTCTCCCCTTTTATACATATCTACTGAACCACTACCATGATAGATTGATGGTCTTGAGTCATACATCAATTCTGGAAAGTCTCTATACATTGGGCCATCTTCATGCAAGTAATGTAAAAAGATTTGTCTTGCAGAATTACCTACTAATCTTTCTCTCCAGTGAATCACATTACTACCTTGATAGAATAGTGCATCACCAGGCCATAAATCAACTGGAACTGCTTTCTTATGTCTTGACCTAAATGGTTTACCCATTGATAAATCCCATGCAGTCTTACCAGTTAATCCAGTAAAGTTGTGGTCTCCTCTTGCCCATATTCTCCAAGGCTTACCATCATCTGTATCAAATGATACTGGAAGTGTTGCACTGAATTCACATGATGGTCTATCAGAATGTGATAGTAGTCTAGCATGTCTTTCATATGTTCTACCATATGAATAAGTTGGTTTTAATCTAAGACCAAATAGTTTCTCTACTTTCTCCTTATACATTAGAAGAAGTGTTTCACCATAGTTTGGAAATGGCATTCCTTTACTTACCCAGTTATCTAAGAATGCACCTTTATCATCGTAATTCTCTTGAATGATATTTTCTTCTCTGTAATATTGTTTTCTCTGTTCTTGGAATTTGAACATGTGTAAACAAAATTCTATATGTGATTTATCAAAGAAGTTTCTTGCAATATAGAATCTATTCTTACCTATCAAATAACCTTCTTTAGTTATTTCTGGTACATCTGGGTTATCTATATTGTCTTGTGGATTAAATATCTCTAGTTGTCTTTTCTTATCTACTACATCAAACTGTTGTTGCTTGATGATTTGATCTTCCATCATTTCATGATGTTGTCTTTCTCTTTCTCTTTCTTCTAAACTTAAATATGAAAATTCTTCACTTTTTAAATTGTACATGCCTCACAATCCTCATCATCTATTTCTTCACCTAATGGAAGTGGTTCTGATGGAACCTCAATAATATCTTCTGTTTTACTATCGTATGTATTTTGATAGTAAGATGTTTTCCACCCATACTTATATGTATTCAACATATCAGTTGCCATTACAGATATGGGTACTTCATTGTTCTCATAATTCTCTGGATTATAACTCCAGTTACCACTGATAGATTGGTCAAAAAACTTTTGCATAACTGCAACAATTTTGATGTATCCATCATTGTCTTTCATATCCCACAATAGAGTATAAAAATTTTGTAGTCTTGTATATGAAGGAACTATTTGTTTCAATGGCCCTTTCTTACTCTTCTTGACTGATAAGAAATCTCTTGGTGGTTCAATACCATTTGTCTCATTTGATACCACTGATGAACTTTCAGATGGCATTTGTGCAGACAATGTACTGTGTCGTAACCCATGTTCCTTGATATCTTTTCTTAGTTTTTCCCAATCAAAGTTCAGAACATTTGGAACTATCTCATCAACATCTTTCTTATAATGATCAATAGGAAGTTTACCTAAAGCATATTTAGTACGATCAAAATAATCACATTTACCCTTCTCTTGTGCAAGTTGATTAGATGCTTTTAATAAATGGTATTGAAAACTTTCTGTTAAATCGTGAACTAATTTATGTGCTTCTGGGTCATTGTACATTACTTTATGTTTTGCAAGGTAATGTGCAAGACCAATGTATCCTATACCTAAACTTCTTCTTGCAAGTGTAGATACTTCTGCAGCCTTGACTGGATAGTTCTGGTAATCAATTAGATTATCCAAAGCCCTAACTGCAAGATCACATACTTCTTCCATGTCTTCAAGTTTTAAACTACCAACATTGATTGCAGATAGAATACAAAGTGCAATCTCACCTTCACCATCTGGATGTTGAATAGGGTCTGTAGGTAATGTAATCTCTTGACATAGATTACTCATGTTAACTTTATCTTGGAATGAACTATGTGAATTTGAATGGTCTATATTCATGATATAGATTCTACCAGTTTCAGCTCTTTCTTTGAGTAAATCCATGAATAGAGTTCTTGCAGATATTTTTGTCTTAGGTACTGAGTATGCTCTTTCATACTTCTCATAGAGTTCATCAAACTCTGGAGTACCAAATGCATCATACAATCCTTCTACATCATGTGGTGAGAATAGAGTAATCTCTTCATCGTTTAGAAATCTCTTATAGAATAGTTCACTAATCTGAATAGAGTAATCTAATTTTCTTACTCTGTTATCTTCTGTTCCTTTGTTATTTTTGAGAACAATAATGTCCTCAATTTCTTGGTGCCATATTGGAAAGTGGACAGTAGCACTCCCACCCCTAACTCCATTCTGAGTGCAACAGCGGACTGTGCTCTCGAATTTCTTGAGAAAAGGGATAACACCAGTGTGCTGGACTTCTCCACCCCTAATTTTAGAATTAATACCACGAATTCTGCCAGCATTAATACCAATTCCAGCCCTCTGAGCAACATACCTACCAATAGCCATATCACTAGAAAAGATGCTTGGTAAAGTGTCATCACTGTCCACAAGGACGCACGATGCAAACTGTCTAATGGGCGTTCGTATACCCGCCATAATTGGTGTTGGAATGTTGATTTTAAATTGCGAAATCGCATCATAATATTTTTTAACATAAGTTAACCTCGTCTCACTAGGGTAGTCCTTAAACAATACTGCACTGATTAACATATACATGTATTGTGGACTTTCATATAATTTTCCAGTAGACCTATCTTGAACAAGATACTTGTCTACTACTTGTCTCAAACCAGCATAAGAGAATAAGAAATCTCTTTTGTGATTCATATAACTGTTAAGAGTATCCCACTCTTTTTCAGTATAGTAATCTATCAATCTACTATCATAGACACCAATCTCTATGTTTCTTGCAACTATATCCTTAAGTTTTGGATAAATTTTACTGTCTTTCCATTTGGTGTTGAATACATCTTTCCTTATTGCAAATAACAATAACCTTGATGCAACATACTGATAGTTTGGTGTGTCCAGACTGATTAGGTCTGATGCTGATTTAATTAGGGTTTGTTGAATCTCTTCTGTTGTGATTCCATCGTAGAATGATAAGTTTGCACTCATTTCCACCTGTGATGCAGATACACCATTAATACCTTTTGTCGCTGCATCCACCATCTTGTGGATTTTTTCTATCTTTAGTGGTTCTTTACTTCCATTCCTCTTTATGATACTGATTCCATTTGTTGTCATTTAGACCTTACTCCAATTCTTTATTGCAAGTGTTAATTGTAATCCTTGCAATGTGTTCCTTTCAATAATATCAAGTGGATTTAGACCACTCAATACCATGTCATTTATATCCTTTTCTTCAATAGTTTCTGGCCAGACACAAACTTTATATCCAAGTTCTGCAATAGAATTCATCTTCTTGATGATTTCTTTATTTCGAGGTTCGTTATCAAATACAATAGTAGTATTCGTTTTTGGAATCTCGTTTGTTATCTTGGAAAAGTCTGAACCCGCAACTGCAATACAGTTATCCAGAAATAGAGAGTCAATAGGGCCTTCGACAACATAAAGAGGTTTGTTGAAATCGATTTTGTTAAGTCCGAATATAAATGGTTTATCATCGTCAAATCTTAGTGTTAGGTATCTCAGTTGTGAATCGTTTAATGCCCTGCCTGTAACTCCAACAAGGTTTCCTTGTCGATCTTTAAATGGAAATACAAGTCTAGGGTCGTTTCCTAAAACTCTCCTATTATACTTATAATTCAAAGAACTTAGACTCTGGGAATTTTCAACAAAATAGATGTCTTTCCAATGTTTTTTTGGAATATTTCTTCTCATCAAATAAGTGAGAGAAATTTCATTGTCTTCTGCTTTAGTATACCCCTTTAAAGGGTCTGATTTAAACTCTGGTTTAAAAGACATTTCTGGTAATGGAGTCTTTCTTTTCTCTCTGCGACCAAACTTTTCCATTACCCACTGTTTATATAAGGTACTGGAATGTTCTTCTAGGAATTTACCAAGACTGGTCGAATGACCACAATTATGGCACTTAAAGACATAAGAATCCTTATACACGAAATGATAACCTCGTGCTTTAAGTTTATCCTTCTGAGAATCCCCACAATAGGGACATGAATGATTTAAGAGCTTATCACTCTTCCACTTAGAATTCTTAAATCTAGGTGCTACTAGTTTAAGATACTTTTTATCAATCCACAAAGACATAATATTATTATCTCATAGAAAGTGGATTTGTCAAGTAGATTTATGTCCTCTCTCAAGACATAACGACTAAGACATTGGATTTTGGGTCTATTTTTTAATTATTTCTGCACCAACGGCTGGTTGGTCTTTGATAGTAACATTTCTGTAGTAAACTACCACTTCTTGTACTTCTCTGATGTATCTTCGTAATTCTTGCATGTTCATTGCCATTAGTTCGTAATCTGCAACTGTCATTGCAACAAATACCACATCACCAGAGTTCATTTCTTTCATTTCATCAATGAATTGATCTAGGTAAGTATATCCTTCTGGCCAATCTGGGTTCTCTTTCCCATTTTTACAAGAACCATCCTCGTTCTTTTCTCTTTTACCAGTTTCCACATCTTTTACACATGGATTGGATATAACTGCTTCTGATACCACATACCAATGTGGTTCACTCAACTCTATGTTTCTAGGCATAGTAGGTTGAATGATTTCTATTTCTATAGGTTTTGATACCACCTCAACCTGTTTAGGTTGAAAAATCGAACAACTAGTTGTTAGGATTAATATCAGTGGTAATGTCGTCCAACGAATCCAACTCTTTTGAGTCGTTTTCGATGGAGTCAAATACTTCTTTAGTTCCATTGTTTACTCTTTTCTCAATAAGACCAGGCTTGGCAACTGCAAGCTGGTTTAAATTATGTCTACGAAAGATATCCATATATCTATTCATTTCTGCTTCAATTTCTGCATTCTTAGATGCCATCTGATTCAAGGCTTTTCCTTGAGTTTCATAGGATTCTTTAATTGCTTCGATTGTTTTCTTCTGTTCTTCCACTGCAAAGTTTAATGCAGTGTTCTCGTTCTTAAGGGTTATGTTCTGATTGTATAAAAAGAAACCACCTAGTCCTAAGACTAAGATTATCCCCATTAAAATCTGTTGCATCTTATAATTCCTCAGTCATATAATCCATAGGAGTTGCAGTTCTAAGTTCGACCTTATTACCTTCAAATGTTTTGAATGCAATGTATTTTGGCCCAAGATTATAAATCTTTCTGACTTCCCATGATCTAGTGAGAGTGTCTATAATTTCACCCTCTTGGTTATATTTATTATAACTTACAGTTAGTTGTTTATGACATTCAAACCAACTAACTATCCATAACCATACAGATTTAAACCAGTCTGCAATTTTAGTTATCCACTTTCGCACTTGCTCTCCACTGATAACATGACCAATATCTTGCCTTCCATTTAGGGCCTGGGTCTGCACAATTATGTCTTGCTCTGAATGACTTTCTTTTTTCTGGGTTATCACGATTTATACCCATCTTAGGGTCTCCAAATCGAACTACCACAACCTTACCCTTCTCATTCTTCACATATACTTTAAACTTCTTGTTAGGGTTCTCAGAAGTCCTTATAGGGTCGTTTAGTGTAACTTTCTTACCTTGATACTCTGCTTCTGTAAGTTGATGGTCATAATATCCTAAACATTCTGCACAACATTCTTCTTGTGCTCTTTTGATTTGGTCTGGAGTAGGAGCTCCTTTCTCACCTTTCTTTCTCATCTTTTCACCAGAACCAGCTTTAATTCTTGCCCTTTTCTTTCTAATATTATCCCAGAGTCCTTCTTTTAAATCGTCATCTTCATCATGACCACCTTTTATAAAAGAATTAACTCTTGCCATTGCCCACTGTTGTGGAGAAGTTACATTAGGTCTTACACTACTAGGATTTGTTTTATAAGCACCCATACCTCTATCATATACTTTTTTCAAAACTGCATATGAATATTTTGTTTCTTTTGCTTTGTTTTCCAGACCTTTAATCTTCTCTTCGTCTAGTTCTTCACCCATTTTCATGAACAACTTACCTTTTTGTTGTTTCTTATTTGATACTTTAGCACCAACTAAAGATGCAACTTGATTAACAAATCTAAGTCCTCTTTCTTGGTTAGACTGGTATTCTTTACCCATTTTTTTCTTTACTGACTTAACAATTGCATCAAAAATTGAATTGATATCTGCAACCAACTTACCTTCATCGATACCTTCTCTAAGTCTAGGTTCTCTTCTATTGGTACTTCTATTTGCAACTCTTAGGTTACCCATTTCATTGTTCTCTGGGTTGTTGTCTTTATGATGTACATCTTTACCATCGAAAGGTTTTACTCTACCTGCTTTTTCCAGTGCCCTTCTAGCTCTTTTTCTTGCAGCGTTTCTTTTCATTTGTTCTGGTTTACCCAGATAGTTTTCCCTTTCTTTCTTGTAATCTCTTTTATACTTTTCTTCTATTTCATCACCAGATACTAATTGTGCAACTTGAGTAATCATTTGGGTAATTGCAGCTGGTGGTAATGTTAGAATAATTTCTATTTGTTTATTGGTAATTCCTTTAATCTTTTGAAGTTGTTTTTTTAACTTTACCTTATTAAGTGCCTCTTCAAGTACCTCTTGCATAGGTGTACCTTGTTTGAACCTTCTAAGTAATGCATCTGTACCTATCTCATTATTACCAGCACCTAATGACCAATTATTATCTCTTCCACCCTTTAAATACTTTTTTTCTTTCTTCTTTTTCTTCTTACTTTTCCAGTGGACTTTATCATCACCAGTACCAGCAACTGGAGCACCTGTTGCATTTGCTGGTGCATCTTCTTCTAACCATTCTCTAAACCACCCATTATCTTTTCTATCGTAATCTTTAGGCGTAGAATGTGTTGATGCACGATTGTACACATTCATAAATTTTGCTACTGGGTTAGTTTTACCTTTCATCTTACATCCTGGCCAGTTAAAAACTGGACTTTATCTTGAGTTTTATTGTATCCTTTATAGATATTAACACCCATAATACGATCTGTCAACTCAATTATCTGTACTTTATCATGACGATAACCTATATTGTCATCATCATTCCACAAAGATGTCCTTAGAGTGTAAATATGACCTTCTGAGAGGGTATTCTGAGTGGCATCAAACTCTTCTAATAAGTCTGACACTTTACCTTGTTCCTTAAGGTATTGATAGAATTTTTCTTCTAGATATTGAGAATCTAGACCAAAATTCTCTTTGAGTAGTGCAAGAGCAGCTGCATAATTAGCAAGTCTTGATTTACCAAATGGGATTAATTCAAGAATTCTTTTAAGATTGAATATTAACCTATGAAGAAGAGTATATGAATTTTTTTGTTCTTTAGTCTTGGGTTTGACTGATTTAATTCTTTTACCTTTTTCGTCAATAAGACCTTGTTTGAATGCTTCCATATCTTCCCACTTAGTTGAGAAGATTTTAAGTAATCTAAACACAATTACTGTGTCGATGACTCCCATTGTACTTGCTTCTTGTAACTTGACTTGTTCCATTATAGTTCCCTTAGTATCTCTGCAACAGTCATGTCTATAGGAATGCTTGGTCTCCAATCTTCCTCAACATGACCCATGTAAATCAACATTGTCTTTAGAACTGGCCAGTATTCTTCTTCGATTTTGAAGTCCAGCATTTTAATGCAATTAGGAACCCCAAAAATATTGAGAAGACAGATAAGGTGATTGAGGAGTAATCTTTCTCTGAGTTCATCGTTCTTGTAATATCTCCTTAGAAGTCGTTTTAAATAACGAAACCTTCTTAGGTCTTCCATGAACTCGTCCACTGATGTACACTGCGGGTTGTCATAACACTGCATTGCGAACATCGTGAAGTTCTCGTCTGTTAATTTCTCAAATAACTTCATAATAATTTCCTACTATTAATTAACATAATAGTAGTATATAGGTACAGAGAGAAAAGATTTACTGGATGTTTGCTACAACTTTAAACATGTTGTTAGGTTGTTTTTCCCACTCAACATGTAGTTTCAGTTCTGGGCCGTCTTTAGAAATGAAGTCGTCATCGAGGTCTGCACCATCGATATCCTTTCCAAATCTTCCACCAAACTGACTTAAAGGTAGGTCAGCAGAACCTTGATCTTCTGAACCTTCGTCAAGGATAGTATCAAATTCTATACCGACTTGTTCAACTTTACGACCTAGTTGTTCTAAAGCTGCACCGACAGAGATAAATTCTCTGTCTGCAACACCACCAATAAATGCATTTAATCTTTGCAATACTTCAGCATCTTCTGAAAATCTGTGTAGGTCATCTGTTGCAACTCTACCAGTTGAATCAGAAGGTAATCCATACCCACCATTTGGGCCAGATTCATATGCTTCTGCAATGTATTTCTTAAATGATTTCATAATTATTTCCTATTAAGCAGCAACTGTAATTGTACCAGCAGCAGTTCCGATACCAGCAGATGAAGTAATAGTTGCATTACCACCTTCTGATGTATCAACAATTGTACCACTGTTCAAAGATACTGCATTTGCACCAATACTTAGAACATCACCAGCTGATGTAGCTGCATTTGCAGCTGCAATCGTAAGACTGAATGTAAGTTCGTTAGTTGTTGAACCACTAGCATACGATAATGTATGGTTTGCTCTTTGGTCATTAACAACAGTTAATTGTGGTGTACCTGTTACTGTAACTTTCTCATTGAATACTACTTTTACAGATAGTGTTCCACCATCTGATTTGTCAAAAGATTCTGAAACCCAAATGATATCAGTTATGTCTGCTTGACCAATTGATGTTGCAAGAGCTCCGATAGCTGCAATCACCTCTTCTTGATGATTTGCAGATTTTTTGTATACCCAACCTCTTGCAGTTGCGTATGTAAGTTTTTTGTCCGCTGCAGTTAACCATTTAGGTTTGGCTTCATCAGCGTCTGAATTTCCCCATAAAGACATATTAATTTTCCCCTATTTTATGATTACCCTCGCGGATAGTCCGATTATTAGAT